TATGGCATAGAGTTAAACCAGTAACGAAAGGAACGAGATATTCATTGGTTGTGTGGAACCTTGGATATCCATTTAAATAAAATGGAAATAATAGAATATTTTAAAACACCAATATGGGTAGAGGACAAAATAGATTTTGTTAAATCTTTAAACAAGTCATCAGATAAATATATTAAAAAGGCAAGAGAAAAAAATAAAGATTATATAAAAGAATACGGTGATTTTGGAATTAGTCATCACTCAACTCCTCTAACATTTGATACCAATTTTATGGACTTTAGAAATTACGTTGGTCAAAAATCTTGGGAGTTTTTAGATTGGCAAGGTTTTGACATGTCACAGTACACTACAATGTTTAGTGAAATGTGGGTACAAGAGTTTGCTAAAAAAGGTGGAGGACATCATTCGGCTCACATTCATTGGAACCAACATGTATCAGGTTTTTATTTTTTAAAATGTTCTAGTAAAACATCTATGCCTATTTTTCATGAACCAAGAACAGGAGCAAGAGCTACAAAATTAAAATTAAAAGAACCAGATAAAATTGTTCCTGGAACTGAACTTGTTCATTTTAAACCTCAACCTGGTTCACTTATTATATTCCCTGGATATCTAGAACATGAATTTTCTGTTGATCATGGCGTTGAATCTTTTAGGTTTATACATTGGAATATACAAGCTGTACCAAAAGAAATAGCGAAAGATGTTTAAAGTTATAGATAATTTTTTAGACGATAAAACTTTTAAAGAAATACAATCAGGTATTTTAACTAATGAATACTTTCCTTGGTATTTTTCTCCTGATTTAGATTTTAAAGATGAGAAGGATTTTGATAAGACTCAATTTGCTCATGTGTTTTATAATCACGATAGACCTAACTCTGAACATCTTAGATTATTAACTCCGATTATACAAAAATTAAAATGTATTTCTTTGATAAAAATAAAAGTAAACAATACTTATCATACCAATGAAATTATAGAAGGATCATACCATGTTGATTTTACACATAAAAGAACAACAACTGCTGTATATTATTTAAATACAAATAATGGTTATACAAAGTTTAAAAAAACTAAAAAGAAAATATATTCTGTTGAAAATAGAATGGTTATTTTTGATGCAGATACAGAACATTTAGGAACTACCACTACAAACGAAAAAAGAAGAGTGGTTTTAAATTTTAATTATTTTTAATATGAATTTTAAAAAAAACAAATATACAGTAATTCGTCAAGCTATATCAAAAGACTTAGCTTTATTTATTTACAACTATTTTTTAATACAAAAACAAGTTTATGATACTTGTAATAAAGTTAGGTTTATTTCTCCTTTTGAAACTTTATTAGGAAGATACGAAGATGTTAATGCACAAGTACCTAACACCTATAGTCAATATTCTAATATAGCTATGGAAACTTTACTGTTAAAATGTCAACCAGAAATGGAAAAGGTAACAGGTCTTAAACTATATCCAGCTTACACTTATGCAAGAATTTATAAAAAAGGAGACATCTTGAAAAGACACAAAGATAGATTTAGTTGTGAAATATCAACTACTATGAATTTAGGTGGAGATGATTGGTCAATATATGTAGAGCCCTCTGGAGCAGTAGGTAAGAAAGGTGTTAAGGTAGATTTGAAACCAGGAGATATGTTAGTTTATTCTGGCTGTGAACTAGAGCATTGGCGAAATAAATTCAAAGGCAACGAATGCGTACAAGTTTTTTTACATTATAATAATCGTAAAACACCTGGCTCTAAAGATAATATGTTTGATAGAAGACCTCATTTAGGACTTCCTGCTTGGTTTAAAAAACCGGAAACCAAATGAAAGAATATAAAATAGATAAAAAACATTTTATGTCTGGTTGGTTTATAGACAAAAACGTTTGCGATGAAATAAGAGAATCTTATCTTAAGATGCCTAATATGTTTAAAACTGCTGGAAGTTTTAATTTTGGTCAAATTGATTCTAAAATAAAACAGTCTTTAGATTTTTTTATCTCACCTAATCATTTAACTTCTCCTTTATATGAATATAGAAAAGAATTACAAAAATGTTTAAACCTATATACCAAAAGATATCCTGAAACTATTTCTCTTTCTAAATTTAATATTACAGGTAATTATAATTTACAACACTATCCAGTTAATGGAGGTTTTAAAGAATGGCATTATGAAAGAACTGGTTTAAATAATTCTACTAGAATATTAGTTTTTATGACATATTTAAATGACGTAAAAGATGGAGGCACGTTTTTTAAATATCAAAATTTAAAAATACCTGCTAAAAAAGGACTTACTTTAATTTGGCCTAGTGAGTGGACACATACTCATAAAGGAGAAGTTAGTTCTACAAAAGAAAAAATAATAATTACAGGTTGGTATAATTTTATAGAATAATGGAAAAAATGGAACTACATCAAATTTTTCCGGTTATAATAGGTGTAACCGAAAATAAAAACCATAAATTAATTGAAAAGAAATTAATTGAAGAATGTAAATTTATTAAAAAGAATTTTAAAAAAGGTGGAGAGAATTGGAGTGTGTCAACTTTTAATACATGTGGAAGTTATAATTTAACAACAAATAAAAAATTTGACGATTTACATACATGGATTTTTAAAGAAGTAGATAAATATAAAAATCAAATGAGTCATAAGAATAGCAAAATAAAATGCATAGATTCATGGTTTAATATTTATAATAAATATGATTATCAAGAAAGACACGAACATTACCCTAATGATATTTCAGCAGTGTATTATTTAAAAACCCCTGAAAATTCAGGGAGTATAAAGTTTTATACTCATGAACCTTATGGAGGTAATTTTGGTTATATAGAAAACAATCCTCTGACTTGGAAAACATATTGGTTAAATCCAAGACCAGGTACGCTTTTAATTTTTAAATCAAATTTAATGCATGAAGTAAAACAAAATAAATCTAATCAACAGAAAATATCTATAGCACTTAATTTTAAAATACTTTAAATGAAAGAGTTTTATAGTAAAATTAAACATAAAAAATTAGCTAATCAAAATCAGAAGCAAAAAGAACTTTGGGATGTAGAAGGAATTTTACATAATCAATGTTTTAAATTTGATCTTAGGCCTATTAAAAATAATCTTAAAATAGGATCGTTTAAAACCAAGGCGGATAAAATGGTTTTTGATATTAAAGATCAATACATTATTGTGGATATAGAAGAATTACATCAATATTTAAAAACAAATAAACTAAAAGATGTGAATTTACAGGATTTGATATCCAAGCTAGATTGGAATATAATACTACCAAAAAATTAAAAACCCTATATAATATAAGGTCTATGTTACAGAAACTCAATTTTAAACCGGGATTTAATAAACAAGCAACAGACTCAGGAGCAGAAGGTCAATGGGTAGATGGTGATTTTGTTAGATTCAGATATGGGCTACCAGAAAAGATAGGGGGCTGGGAACAGCTTACAGTGGCTCGAGAAACACTACCTGGAGCAGCTAGAGCTCAGCATGCTTTTGCAAGTTTTAAAGGTGAAAAATACGTAGCTATCGGAACATCTCAAGGGTTATTTTTATATTACGAAGAAGCTTTCTATGATATTACGCCATTAGCTGCACAGATATCCGGTTCAGCTACTTTTAATACAGTTCAAGGATCTGCTGATTGTACGGATAATTTAACTTCTCACGGCTTAGAAGCAGGGCGATATATTACTTTTAATACTATGTCAGCTACTCCAAATGGATTTACTTCTTCAGATACATTTACAGAGGGAGCTTTTGAAATAAGAGATGTAACTAGTAATACTTTTAAAATTACAGCTCCTACAGTTGCAGTAAACCCTGGAGGAAGTGCAACAGGATCAGCAACTATTAAACCTTACGAAATCGTTGGTCCTACATTTCAAACCAAAGGTTATGGTTGGGGTACATATCAATGGAATACAGGGACATGGGGAACAGCTAGATCAGTAAGTAATGTTATTCTAGATCCAGGCATCTGGAGCCTTGATAACTTTGGAGAAGTATTAGTTGCAACTATATTTGATGGTAAAACTTTTACTTGGGATGCTGGAGCAACTAACCCTAGAACACTTAGAGCTTCTACTACTACGACAAATTTTAACACGACAAACAATCCTACAGCTAGCAGATTAACTCTTGTGTCGGATAGAGATAGACACTTATTTCATTTTGGAACTGAAACGATTATTGGAGACTCGACTACACAAGATCCAATGTTTGTAAGATTTTCTAATCAAGAAGATTTAAATACATATCTTCCATCTTCTACCAATACTGCCGGTACATTTAGACTAGATACAGGAAACAAGATTGTAGCTGCTATACAAGGTAAAGACTATGTGTTTGTATTAACAGATCAAGCCGCTTATGTAATTCAATTTGTAGGTCCACCTTTTATTTTCTCTGTAAGACAGGTTGGTACAAACTGTGGATGCATAGGACCTAAAGCTTTGTCTTATGCAAATGGAGCTGTATATTGGATGTCAGCTGAAGGTGGATTTTTTGTATTTGATGGTACAGTTAAATCTTTGCCATGTTTAGTTGAAGACTTTGTATTTAGCACGGACGGAGACAATTTAGGTATAAACTATGGAGCTTCTGATATTGTTTATTCATCACCTAACGCATTATACACAGAAATAAATTGGTTCTATCCTAAATCCGGATCAGAACAAATTGATAGATGTGTAACTTATAATTACTCCGAAGGTGTGTTTACTACATCATCCCTAGATAGATCTAGTTATCAAGATCAGGGTGTATATCCTGAACCATATGCTACAGACTATAGCGCTACAGAGACTCCTGTTTTTGCTGCTATTAGCGGCTTAACTAATAAATATGGTACATCTGTTTACTATTGTCATGAAAAAGGTGATGATCAAATCAACAGTTCTGGTACTACATCAATTAATGCATTTATAAGATCAGGAGATTGGGACATTACATCTAGACGAAGTGCCTTAGGTCAACAAACTGGAGTTACAGATTACAGAGGAGACGGAGAGTTCTTTATGTCCGTAAAAAGATTTATACCTGATTTTAAATTTTTACGTGGTAATTCTACAGTTACATTATTTTTAAATGATTACCCTGATAATACTCCTATAGGCTCACCCTTAGGACCCTTTACAATAACTAAAACCACTGATAAAATAGATACAAGAGCTAGAGGTCGATTAGTGGCCATTCAAATAGCTAATACATCTACAGGTGAATCTTGGAGATACGGAACCTTTAGACTAGATGCACAACCGGATGGAAGAAGATAATGGCAACACCAATTAGTTACGGAGTAGGTTTATCAGATCAACAAGTAAATGCTATGTTGAATAGTGATGTACCTGAGATTAGATCACAAGCAGAGGAATATGTAGCTAGTGCTCAATCTCAACAACCAGAAAAATCAGGTATCA